TATATTGATATAAAATATAGGCTATAAAATACCATGTTTAATAGGGTTTGTTATTAAAACGGCAGAAATTCGTCAAAAATAATTAGCCGAAAATATCGGCAACTTTATCAGCTGCCTTTAATCGCATATCATCTGAAAAATGAACATATGTATTTAATACTGTTTGTATACTATCACCTAATAGGGCGGATACCGTTTTTATATCTACGCCATTTGATAATAATTTAGTTGCGTATGTATGGCGTAGATCATGAATTGAGTTATATGGCAAGAACCTTTTCATAATTCGTGTTGCGCCCCAGCTAGCGCTAACTCTATTATTAAAAAGGCGGTCGGTCGAACATGTTTCCTTGTATTCTTTCAAAATATTGGTTAATATTGGCGGAATAGGTAATTGCCTATAACTATTTTTGGATTTAAGCGGCTTTAACGCATATTTATTGTAATCAATCGCGCCGAATTGCTGTACTACATTAATAGTATTACTATCTAAATCAACGTTTTCCCAAGTAAGGCCAATAATTTCGCCATATCTCATGCCGGTATAGGCGGCAATAGAAAATATAACATAGTATTTATAGTTTTTAGGTTTTAAATCTTTTAAAAATGTTTCTATTTCTGTATCTGATAATACCTTTATTTTTGTAGGTTCATTATCCTTAAAACGTGGTATTGTTTTTAATTCGTTTACAGGAATTATTTTATATTGGTTCGCCGCATAGCTAAATAAACGTTGAATTGTACCCAAAGCAAGGTTTTTTGTGGTAGTTGAATATAAACTATCATTCAATACTCTTTTAACTTGATACGGCGTTATATTCGCTATTTTTTCGTTAAATATAGGCTTAAATATATCAAATGTACGTGTATAGGCCTGTAATGTATTAAATGTACGCGGCTTATTTTCTTTCATGTAAATATTAAAAAAATCAATAAGAGTTATGTTTCTAAGACTATCATCGGTTGCGGTGATAGTCTTTTTTAGTTTATCAATGATCGTTTGGGCGTGGATTTTTGCCGCCTTTTGTGTTTCAAAACCCTGTTTAGATTTCTGGCGCCAGCGGTTGCCGTCCTTGTATGAAACGATACATTGATACCCTTTATCCTTTTTTCTTATGGTTATATTGCATTGCATCATCTAATTCCTTTAATGAATAACTTGCTATAAATTGTGCGCCGATAGTTAGGGCAACAACTATAAGCATCAAAATATATCTGTGTTCTTTCCAATACATAAAGCCTAATATCATACCGATAATAAGATACAGAATACTTTGATAAAACGCCACGTTAATTGCATCTTTTTTACTCATGGTAAACCCCTTTATTTAACAATAAATGCGCGAAAGTATTCGCATCTATTTCGATTTTATCACGGGTAGCATCATCTAATACACCGCATAAATCGTATTCTCTGTGAAGTAATACATGCCCTAATTGATGCGCAAGCGCTATGCGCTGCTGCCGCCTACTTAACCGGCTATTTATAATAATAGCCTTTTTAATCTCCGGTTTAATCAATACACCGCTAACACCTACGGGCATACGTTTATAAAATACTTTAATGTTCAATCTACTTGCAATGGTGCGCGGTTCGTTTGAGCCGCACGAATTAATTAAATCTAAAACAATGTTTAACATACTAACAATTCCCCTTGAATATATTAATCGTCCAATACTGCTTTTAATACTTTTTGTAATTTCTGTTTTTGCTTTTCCGTCAATTCACGATCGCCATAATAACATACTAAAGCGCTATCCGTAATTTTCTTTAAATCAATTTTTATCTCTTTTGTTTTAATAACAGGCGTTCCCTCAACGCCGTCGGTAAAATAACTTACTGGTACACCGAAATACTCCGATATTATTTTAATATTCTTTAAACTAGGGTTACTTTCTCCTTTTCTCCAACGTGAAAATGCACTTTGTGGAATGTTGGTATCTTTTGAAATTTGATATGCTGATACTCCAGTTTTTCGCATTAATTCTTCAATTTTGTTGTATAGCATAGTGTACCTCGCTAAATATAAACAAACTGTTTAACATTTTTATAAAGTGTTTACTAGACTACTTACTAAAACGGAAGTACAATATAGCCATAAGGTACTTATGAAATCGTAAGTGTCTTGAAGTTTTGATATAGCAAGTGTGGCGTCGAAAATCATCACTTGCTATATCGCAAGTATACCATTTTAGAAAGCGGGGTGTAAACCATAAAAACAGTAACAAAAAATGTTTTTAAACTCATGGATAGCAATGGTGTTACCGCTTATAAACTATCCAAAGAAACGGGAATTTCCGAAAGTGTTATTTCCCGTTGGCGTAGTGGTGAACAATCGCCAAGCCTTAGCAGCCTTGTAAAGGTCGCACATTTCTTTAATTGTGGTTTGTCGGAATTGATGAAAGGAAGCGAATTATGAAACTAACGTATACCGTAGAGGAAGTAGCCGAAGTATTAGGTGTTTCTAAATCGTCGGTATACAACTTAAAAAATAATGGCACTATACATGCTATTGAAAAACTACCCGGTTTGTTGTTTAGCGTTGAAGAAATTCACAGTTTGGTTATGGTGAATGACGAATACAATACATTCAATTACAGATTATTAAAAAAGAAGTGTGAAGCGCTAGAAACCGAAAATGCAAAACTAAAAAATAGTATAAAAAAAATCACCAGCGATGTACTGGCGATTACGGGGGAATTTGTCAATGACTAGCATTATGAAAATTATGGGTTTTGTATTATTGTTAGGTACGCCGGGATCATTAGAGATTGACGTATTAACATTTTATGAAGCAATGTTACAAGGCCTATTAGGCATTACGCTGCTATATAGTGGCATCTATATTGATAAATTAAAAAAGGCCCAATAGTAACGGCAATTACTAAAGGGCAGATGCGAAAAGTGAGTTATTAAAGCATCTTAACCGCATAATATCATATGCGCGTTAAGGTGGCAAGGTGTAAAAAATGGACTTTGACTGGCAATTAAATAAAAAACAAATAGCCGAAGTTTCGGCAATGTTCACAGAACTATGTGAAAAAATAGCAGATAAAGAAATTTCTATCGATTTTAGCGTTAGAAAAAACGATGAAAAAGGCGAAGAAACGCTTTTTACTTATGATGTATACGCAATATATGAAGGCAAAATAATTTATATAACTATGGGAGAACATCGTTCTTTAATGGGTTCAACTATAACGAATAATGACATAGCGGAAATTATTGCGTTCTTGAAAGGGAATAAATAAAAATGAGTAGCATTTATACATTAAACAAAGATTATGCGGAACTATCCGCAATGCTTGAAGCAGCCGAAACGCCGGAAGAAATCGAAGCAATTCAAAATACACTTGAAATGCTTGACTTATCCATTGAAGAAAAAATCGAAAACACGGCCAAATACATGATTAATGTTGAGTCCGATATTCAAGGTATTAAGGCTGAAATTGATAGATTAAACAAGGTAAAAAAATCAAAAGAAAGCACTATTGAAACCTTAAAAAACAATATCGAATATTCCATGAAGCAAAAAGGCATTGAAAAGTTAGAAGTTGGCACCTTTAAAGCTGGTTATCGTAAAAGCGAAAGTGTTGAAATTATTAACCTTGATGTAATCCCAGCGGACTATACAAAAGTTGAAATTAAAGCCGATAAAACTGCCATTAAAAAAGCGATTAAAGCTGGTGAAGTGGTGGAAGGTGCAGAAGTTAGAACAAACATGAATTTCTATATTAAATAGGCGGTGAAACATGGAATTTAGAACACTAAAAGCGAATGAAATAGATTGCCGTATTCAATCACTAAACGAAAAGAATGGAAACGTAGGCGCAGTAGTGCTGCTATATAAAGATGCACGCGTTGACATGCGGCTGCTTGATGAAGTTGTAGGCGCATTAAATTGGAAACGTGAGCATACGATCATTGGCGATAGATTATACTGCACAGTTTCAATCTTTAACGAACATACTGGCGAATGGGTTGGTAAGTCCGATGTAGGTACTGAAAGCAATACCGAAAAGGAAAAAGGCCAAGCATCTGACAGTTTCAAGCGTGCATGCTTTAACTGGGGAATTGGTAGGGAATTATACTCCGCACCTTTTACTTATATCAATTTGCAAAAAAACGAATGTTATCCGGGGAAAGACGGAAAACCTAAATCAAACGCAAGATTTACAGTTAAAGAAATTGAATATGACGAAAATCGAAATATTAGTAAGTTAATCATTATTGATAACAAAGGAAGCGTGCGTTTTACAATGGGCGGCAATGCAGCACCAGCGCCAGCGACTAAACCAAAAGAAAAACACGTTGCCGGATATGATGAATTCTGTAAACTTGCAAAAGATAATAACGTACCGCCGGCAGAAATTACAAAGTATATTGCTGGCACATTTAAAAAACCAAAACTTGCATTACTTGATCAATTCGAAATGATCGCGGCGCTTGATTGGTTAAAAAAGCGGACTACTGAAAACAAAGATTTTAAAGGGTTCGTGTTATATGACAATGAAGATGCAGCATTAGAACATGAAGATGCTGGAGACCGCATTTGATGAAATGGGTAACAAAAGGAATTGCGGTTGTTAAAACGTTAGGTTATAACATTCTAATTCCAGCGCCGAAAGATGAAGAAATCAATAAAATTGATGAAAATTCAGAATATACGGTAACGCTAACAAAGAAATCTAAAAAGCGTTCTTTAAACGCTAACGCGTACGCATGGGTTCTATGCGATAAGATAGCGCGTGAACTTTCAAAGAACGCATATATTTCAAAAAATGACGTGTATAAGCGTGTTTTGATTGAAAGCGGTACATTTACCTATCTACCAATTAAAAACGATGCCGTAGGCCGATTTATTGAAATTTGGCACGGCCACGGGTTAGGCTGGCACGCAGAAGATGCCGGCCCAGCTAAAACGGAAGGTTATACAATCGTTCGCGCCTATCATGGCAGCAGCGTTTATACAGTCGATGAAATGCGGCGTTTGATTGATGCGCTTGTTGATGAGTGCAGCCAATTAAACATACCGATTGAAGATAACGATTACATCAATTCACTTGTAAGGGAATGGGGCAATGAACAAACGAAAGAAACAGGATAATGTATTGTACGCCAGAACCAGAAAATGGGCGTACGAAAGAGATGAAGGCCTATGCGTTCTATGTGGTGCAATGGCAACCGAAGTACATCATATAGAGTTTAGATCGCACGGCGGATTATCTAATTTAAGTAATCTGGCTTGCCTATGTAGAGATTGCCATACAAAGGCACATGGCAGCGATGCAAAACAAATACGGGAGGTTTTAAAAGAAAGGAACGCAAAAATACAATGGCAGAACGGCGAATGATGTCTAAGAAAATTATTGATACTGATAATTTTCTAGATATGCCACAAAGTACACAATGCTTATACTTTCATTTGCTGCTAAGGGCAGATGATGACGGCTTTATTCAATCGCCAAAAAGCATTATGCGTATAACGGGGTGTAAGGAAGATGATTTGAAACTACTTATTGCCAAAGGTTTTGTTATTGGTTTTGAAACTGGCGTTATCGTAATTCGCCATTGGCGTATACATAACTATGTTCAATCTGATAGGTATTCAAAATCAGAATTACCGGAAGCGCAAAAAGTAGAACTCATTAACAAGGTATATGAACCGGTAAAAATGCCGATGAGTGCAGATAATGACTGCATGGATACAAAATGTATACAAAATGGATACAATCTGGATACACAGATAAGAATAGATAAGATAAGAGAAGAAGAGAATAGAAAAGAAATAATATGTAATGTTTCACATGACAATGTGGAAAAATCTCATATTGATATTATCGAATATCTTAATCTTAAAACCGGTTCAAAATTTAAGCCAACTACAAAACCATATATACAAGCAATTAGATCACGATTGAAAGAAGGTTATACGGTTGACGATTTTAAAACGGTCATTGATAAAAAATGCCGTGAATGGAAAGGTACAAAGCTAGAAAAGTATTTAACGCCTAAAACTCTATTCGCGCCAAGCCATTTCGATACATATCTTAATTCAAATGAAATGGCAGCCATGACGGATACAGAACGAAAGGTTGCAGAACTAAACGCATTAATTGATGCGGTTGAAGGGGGAACAAATGAAGCCGGAAACATTGAAGGCTACGGGCCAACTATTGATATATGACAAATTCGATAGTGCGAAAGTTAAAATGTACGCATACATGCTGGAAGATATCAACCCGGTAACATTGGCGGAAGCAATCAAACAATGTATCAATACATGCGAATTCGTTCCAGCCGTTGCAACTATCCGCAAAAAAGCGGAAGAAATTTCTGGATATGTAAACGGCAAGGAAGAACGATTGATTGCGCAAGATGCATGGGAAGTAGTACGAAAAAAGGCAAGCCAAGTAGGATATGAAAAAGGCCTTGATGAATTGGAAGGTATTACAAGACTAGCGGCAAAAACTGTATGGCGTTTCTTTGATCCACGCAATAGCCAAAGTTATAACGAAAGCGCAGCAATGAGCCAATTCTGTAAGGCTTATGAGCAACTGGCCGCACGTGAACAAAGAAATATGGAAATTGCGGAAAGCATTAAAAGTAACGGCCTGTTAATGGAAGCGCGTAAACGTGCAGAACTTAATATGCCGAAACAAACAGAAATTAAGATGCTAGATAACGGCCATTTGGTTGAAGTTGAAAAGCACGAAGCCGTAGACCTTAAAAGCATGGTTAAAGATGCCGATATTTCGGACGAAAGCAAAAAGTTAATTCTGGGGGTGTTGGAATGAACAAAAAATATAATTTATTCCCAAAATTAATCGAATGTAGGGAATTGTTAGGGTATACACAATCAGATATGGCGGATATTGCCGGGGTATCACCAGAAACATACAAGAAGCACGAACGAGGATTATTTGATTTTAGATTAACGGAAATGCTTGCCATTCAAGAAAACGTTAATGACGAATTACAAACAAATTTAACACTAGATGAATTGTTTAGAATGGAAAAAATCGTTTAAATGCGTTGTATGGAATTTTTAAAGCCTTAACGATAAATCATAAGGGCGAAATGGTAGACGGGGTAAAATGAGCGAATTTACCCTATAGAATTAGAAAATAGAGAGGTAATTATATGAATAGCGTTCAATTATTGGGAAATCTTGCACGTGATCCAGAAGTACGTTATACACAAACAGGCCGAGCGGTTACAACGTTCACAGTAGCGGCCAGCAATACATATATTGATAGCGCTACAAATGAAACGAAAGAACAAACGGCGTTTGTTAATTGTGTAGCATGGGGAAAATTAGGCGAAGCAGCTGGCAACTACCGAAAGGGAAATCGCTTATTTGTAGAGGGACGTATTCAAACAAGAAGCTACGAAACGCAAGACGGCCAAAAACGGTACGTTACGGAAGTAATTGCAAGTTTCGTAGGTGTATCAGCGTTAAATGATGCGGAAGCTGGCAGCAATTTCGATAATTTTGCAGATGATAAGGGGAACGATGAAAATATTCCGTTCTAATAGGTGGCAAAAATGTTAGTTAAGAATGATAAGGAATGGTGCTGGTGTTTGTGTGAGCATGTAGGGTATCCACAGAAAAGCATTGAAGATGCAGTGAAAGATTTTGCCGAAACATATCCGGCGGAAGAAGTCCCAATGATTAGAGTCGGAAACCCTTATTATTATGTTCCTACTGTTGATGCGGAGCGTGTTATCAATGACATTATCGATTATGATCTTGATGATGAAATAGCAGAATATTCGGAAGATTATTTGGTACATGTAGAACTGAAACAAATTGACGTTTTACAAGAAAAATTAACGAAGGCGTTTCGTGAATGGGAAGAACAAAACGGATATAAAAATACATCGTTTGTTATTCTTGAAACTATTAACCCTTTTGAAAATAAGGTGTGAAAAATGAAAATACTAGATGCGTGTTGTGGTTCTAAAATGTTCTGGTTTGATAGGGAACATAAAGAAACGGTTTATATGGATAACCGAACGGAAAACGCAACACTATGCGACGGTAGGAAGTTAATCGTAAAACCGGATATAGTTGCAGATTTTAGAGAAATGCCTTTTAAAGATGAAACGTTTTATTTAGTTGTGTTTGATCCGCCGCATCTGGTAAGTGCTGGCAATACATCGTTTTTAAAACTGAAATACGGAACGTTAGGGCCGGAATGGAAAGAGGATATAAAACAGGGCCTTGCGGAATGTTGGCGGGTACTCAAACAAAATGGAACGTTAATTTTTAAGTGGAATGAAGAACAAATAACCTTGCCAAAGGTGCGGCCGTTGTTGCCGGTTGAACCGGTTTTAGGGCAACGGCGCGGTAAAACAATTTGGTTAGTGTTTTTTAAAGGTGAATAAAAATGAAATCACCATGTAAGGGTTGTGAGTATAGGGTGATAGGCTGCCATAGTACATGCGCAGCCTACATAAAATACAATCGCAACAGAAAAGAAGAATTAGAAACCCGTGATATACGGGGTGATGTGTTTGGGTATGTAAAAGATAGCAATAACCGCATCAAGCGGCGCATAGGTAAATGTTAGGAAGGTAAAAATGGCATACATAGAAAACTGGCTTGCATTAGGTGCTTGCGTATACAGTAGAAAAACCGCAGATGCAGCATTGGCCGCGCTAGGGTTAAGGAAAGAAATAAAACGAAAGCCGGTATACCCAGAAATTGAAGCAAGTGCATTGGTCGCCTTGCGTGAGAAAGGCTTGAGCGTGCGGCAGATTGCGGGCATATACGGCGTATCGTATACATTTGTTAGAAACCGCTTGTTAGCTGCTGGGGTAAATCTTGAAAGGTGTAAGCGATGAAACAAGCATTAATAAAAGGCACTAAAAGCGATGAATGGTATACGCCTATAGAAACGGTTCAAACAATGCTTAATGTATTCCCGCCAAAGGCTGGCGATAAAATTTTATTGCCGTTCGATACAGATAAAAGCAATTTTACAAAAATTGTTACACGCGATTATGATCCATTAGCTATATACGGCATCAATGATTTTTTAACTAAAGATTATGAATTTGATTACTTAATCACTAACCCGCCGTATAGTAACAAAGATGAAATTATAGCGCGGTGTATTGAAACGGGGCGCCCGTGTACACTGGTACTGCCTATAGATGCACTGGGGGGGGTACAAAGGCATAAATTATTTAGCAAGACAAATATAAGCGTATATGTACCAACTAAGCGCATTAAATTTATAAGTGAAACGGGTGAGCATACAAAATCACCGGCACATCATAGCATTATCATGCTAATAAATGCGCCTAAGAATGAAATTATCTATGAATATCAAAGGGGAATTGATAAATGAATGTAAAGGTAGATATGGGAAACGGTAGAGTTTTTACATGTGAGCAACTAGCCAGCGCATTAACGCTGGTTATTGAAAACATGATTTTGAAACCAAAAGTAACGCAAGATAGATTTTTAATTACGCTTGAATATAAATACCATAAGGACGGCAAAACGAAACGATTGCGGCAAGCACTTTCTAAAATGGTAATGGAAGTATTTAATGGAACGGTTGAAGCGTACATTTACAACGTACGGCAGCAACTGAAAGAGATTATTATAAAAGGGGAATTATACGATGAAGAATGAGCAAAAATGGTTATTGCGAGAAATGTATAACGAAGGTTATCGAGATATTAAGATTGAAGGCGTTTATGCGTTTTTCGTAAATCCTACATTTATTGAAAACGGCGGGAATTTCAAGGTACGCGATCACACCCCAAGAATTCCATGCAAGGTGCTGGGGTTAAATCCTAATATCCGTAAATATTCCATTGCATCGTTACTGGGTATCGTTGAATGGGGAAAGGTTCCAGTTGATACGCCAGTTATCGCAGAAACTGGACTTGTAAAAGCTAAACTTTACTTTGCAAAATACGAAAATGGCCGCGTATATTGTTTTAGGGGTGGCAAAACGTCATGGACTAGTTTAGGTGATTTTTACTGGGTATTTCCGGAAGATGATGTATTATTGGCAGAAAGGGCGTTAAATGAGTGTGATTGATATTACATTGAAAGGCCGGCCAGCAACTAAAAAGAATAGCGGGCGTATTATATCCAGAAATGGAAAGCCTATTATAATACCGTCGGAAGCCTACAAGAATTATGAAGATGCTTGTATGTGGCAACTGGCTGGGAAGAAATTGCATATATCTGGCATCATCGTTGTTGAATGTAAATACTATCTACCGAATAAAAGAAGTTGGCCGGACTTAATCGGATTGCTACAGGCAACCAGCGACATACTGACAAAGTCCAAGGTGATAGACGATGATAAATGGATATGTTCATATGGTGATAGCTGCATCGCTGGTATTGATAAAGATAACCCGCGTGCAGAAATACGAATTATGGATAGAAAAAATAAAGTATTGGAAGCGTTATTGAAATGAGGGGCAATAAATGGAACTACTAAACAGGATTAAACGCATCTTTGGTTATAAACGATATAATGCGGACGTTATCAAGGTTAAGCGATGCATGCCCGGTGTATTATTGCCTAAGGTTGGCAGCGTAGATGCTGCTGGTATGGATTTTTATCAACCGGAAAGCGTAGTTATAGAACCGCATCAAACGCAATATGTAACGCTAGGTTTAGCGGTAGAAATTCCAAAGGGTTATATGTTGATGCTGGCGCCACGATCTAGCATGAGCAAAACGCCGTTAATTATTCCAAACTCATTCGGGGTGATTGATGCGGACTATAGGGGCGAAATTAAAGCAATCTTGCACAATACCAGCGATACGCCGTATTTAATCCAAAAAGGCGATAGATTAGTACAGGGTATTATTGTACCAGTTGGCGCATTAAAGTTATTAGAGGTTACACAACTAACCGAAACGGCGCGCGGTGCTGGTGGTATTGGTAGCACGGGAAAATAACTATGATTAAATTGTTATTTGATGCTGCATTGGTGTTTTCGCTAGTGATAGCATTAATTAAATTAGTATCAGCATTTACGATGTAGTAGATAAGGGGCAAAATAAATGCCCCTTTGATACGAATAGGCGAAAGGGGAAATGTGTAATGCCTATTATTGATCCGATGTATTTGTACTTGATTGAGGTACTACATAATATAGATGCTTTAAATCAAGCCGTGTTTTTGATTTTGACTTGCGCCGCTGCTGGTGTAACGGCGGCATGTATTGTAGATGATAACGTACGAAGTTTATTACAACCGCATAAAAAGAAAATTATTGCCTTATATATTGCGTTTGTAATTAGCGCATTAATAGCGGTATTAGTACCTACCAAAGATGCTATGTATAAAATGCTGCTGGCGCATTATGTAACAACTGATAATATCCAGCTTGTAAACGATGCTATCAAAGTAAATTTACAGGACTATTTAAACATGCTAGGGGAAACGGTTAAGAATTTACGATAATGAACCATACGGGGGAATAAATGACGGATAAAGAATACAGGGAGTTAGGAAAAGAATACCTAGAACCGATTAAATTAATATCAATGAAGATTAAATCATTGAAAGAAGATCTAAAGCATTTGCAATCCGATATAACAACGATAGGGGCCGTTGATTATAGCAAGGAACGGTTAAGCGGTGGCGGAACGCCGGGCGGGTTAGACCGTCAAATAGTACGCCTTGAAAGTAAACGCGATGCCGTACATAAAGAAATAGGCGCATTAATTGATGAACGCGAAACGGCAGCGGAAATCATCAATACATGCACCATAGGAAAAACCAATATATTATTAATGCGTGAATACATCGACGGGGAAAGCGCAAAATATGCAAAAAGTTTTACTGATTTAGGTAAAACGCAAGCCGCCGAATTGAAAACACTAGGCCTTATAAAAGTAGGGAAATTTTTACATGAAACGTATTATCCAAGTATGTATACAGGGAAATCGGTACAAGTCGAACTATACCGAACTACATCGGAATAATACGGAAACGCCATATATAGTATAATTATATTGTCAAATGATGCTTAAAAGGTCATTGGCGTAATTCTCCTATATAACACGATGCACATGGGGAACTTTGGGCCGTTCCCCTATTGTGTATTGTAAACCGATACCGATAAAAAGAATTCCTTTCAAACAAACACAATGCCATTGAGAACAATCCTATCAAATATAAATATGTACTTCCAAGCACAACAACAATAAACCTAATTTCATGTGATCCATATCGGTATTGGTTTAGAGTACACATATCAAACATTGAAAACTGGGGCCGTTCGGTTTCCTAGGAACTAGGCCACAGGCCTACGCCGTGGCGAGTGCGGCGGTATGGCTCCGGTTTTGAGTGTTTAATACAACAAAAATGAATAAAATTATAAGAATATGAGGTATATCCACGGCGATATATCTCATTTTTTGTATAAAAGTAACATTTGATTATTGAAAACTGAACATAATGCACATTTTTTTATTTTAAGAGATATCACCTTTCATAGTTTCCAGTGATCTTTTAGTGCGGCGTGTTCGGTTTTGAGTAATTAAAAAAGCCGCCCTATGTAGGCGGCCTTTGTTGTTATTCGAAGTAGTGGCAAGCAATAACTTCATTGTTATCGTCGATTAATTGCCATTCAAAACTGAAACTCATTGTACTGATGAAATCAGAAGCATCTGTTTTGTTTTCAAATTCCCATGTTTTGTTTGTGTTTACATCTTTAAGTGTTAGCATTTTAAATTCTCCTTTTTTGAATACTTGCGTTTTCGCAAGTAGTCAATAGGGAAATTAAAAATTTTCCAAAAAAGTTTTGTGAAGGTGGTGAAAAGCTAGTGAATATCATATGTACAAAATCGAAATGCCTTAACAATAAAAGCGGCAGATGCATAGCCAACGAAATATACTATGACGGATTATGCCAAACATATTGCACTAGCCAACACGCCAGCAAGCAACATGCGGGGATATGCCAACGATCACATGGCAGAATGAAAAGCAAAGATAACAACATACTACGATAGGGGGTGAAACAATGGCGAAAACAACATATAAGGATTGGGAAGCGGAAGAAAAGATTTTGCTTTTACAAGGCTGGGCGCGCAACGGTTTAACAAATGAACAAATTGCCAGCAATATGGATATTGTTGTTTCTACCTTATGGGAATGGCGTAAGAAGTCGCCGAAAATATCAAACGCCTTAAAAATAGGGAAGGATGAAGCAGATATACAAGTTGAAAATGCATTGTATAAAGCAGCACTTGAAGGAAATACAACGGCCATGATTTTCTGGCTTAAAAATCGACGTTCTAAAGAATGGCGCGATAAGATACAACAGGAAATCACAACAGAAAGCGCCGTTAAGTTGGTTATTGATAATAACGAATTGAGTGAGCCAGATGAGTAAAACAAATCTGTTTCGCGATGTGATACGGCCAACGCCTAAGCAAAAGGAATTTTTAAGGGCAGTTAAGCAAAACATATATACACTATATGGCGGCGCTGCTGGTGGTGGTAAATCGTATATACTCCGCTGGGGTTTGGTATGGCTTTTAATTGATTGGTTCATCAAAACAGGAATTAAAGGCATACGCGTTGGATTATTTTGTGAAGATTATCCAAGTCTTGATGATCGTCAAATATCCAAAATCAAAATGGAGTTTCCGGAATGGTTAGGAAGCTATAAGGAAAGCAACCATGAATTCACGTTGAATGATGAATTAGGCGGCGGTGTTATCTGTTTTAGAAATCTGGATAAACCAAGCAAATACCTTTCAAGCGAATTCGCTGCTATTGCTATTGATGAATTGACTTTGAATAGTCGCGATGTATTCGACTTTTTGCGTATGCGTTTACGTTGGACTGGTATCACGGATACGAAATTAATCGCAGCAACTAACCCGGGCGGTAAGGGCCATATGTGGGTAAAAGATTTGTTCATTGATAGAAATTTTACAAAAGAAATGCAGCCGTTCGCCGATAAGATTGCATATATCCAAGCAAGGGCAAGCGATAACCCGCATTTATCGCAAAGTTATATAGATGCGCTTAACACGTTACCGGAAAAACTACGTAAGGCATACCTAGACGGCGACTGGAACATATTTGAAGGTCAAGTATTTACAGAATTCCGCACCGATAAGCATGTAATAGAACCGTTTGAAATACCGCATCATTGGCAACGATACCGGTCAATGGACTGGGGATATACGAAACCATATGCAGTATATTCCGCTGCCGTTGATTATGACGACGTTTTATATATTACTGGTGAATATTACGGTTGTAAGCCGGGTATGCCGGATACAGGAACGCAAGAAACCGCGCGGGAAGTAGCACAAAAGATAGAACATTTAAAAGACTATCAAGGCGTGGCAGACCCCGCTATTTGGCAGCGAACAGGGCATGACGGCCCAACGATTGCGGAAATATTTGCAACTGAGGGCGTGTACTGGGTGCGTGCTGATAACGATAGATTGGCCGGACTTATGCAAGTACATCAACGATTAAAAGAAGGTAAGTTGAAGATATTTAGTAATTGCGTACACTTAATACGCACGTTACCAGCTTTAACATACGATAAAATCAAAGTCGAAGATGTAGATACAAAACAAGAAGATCATGCGTATGATGCGGTGCGTTATATGTGTATGGCTAGACCGGTTAAATCAGTTAAACCAGATAAGCCATTTAATGACGGTTATAAATATGTTGATGATAGCGAAGGAGATATAAGCGCATGGGGCGTATGAGTGAAAGGGCGTTGCGTGATTACGCCTTTAAGGTTCTTAAATCGGAATATGGCGAACGTGAAGAAAAGGGCGTTATTATTCCGGCTAAATATACAGATGCACAACTAGCGGAATTCGCAAAAGCAATGCCGCAATGGCAGTTAGAACAAATGTACGATATTATTTACGGTTCTGAAATGGTGGAATAATGGATATAGAACAAACAACATTTGATATATACGAAGCAAAACAGAATGTAAAAAATGCATTGGCCGCCACGTCAGAATGGCGCAAGGCTGCTGCCGAAGATTTTGCATTTATGCAAGGTAAGCAATGGCAAGACGGCGACTTGAAGAACATGCGCGAAGCTGGACGGCCAGCAATTACGATTAATAGAATTAGACCGGTTATTAATCTGTTATGCGGTTATGCATCGCAGAACGAAACAGAACCGGACTTTTTACCACGTTCCGAAGAAGATGATAGGATAAGCCGCGTTGCTAAGGGTATTACAAAATACTGTTTAGACCGTGCGAACTATCAACGCAATAAGGGCAAATGTTTCCGCGATAAGATTATTTGTGGTTTAGCCAATTACTGGGTATCGTATGAATTCGACTATACGAAGTTAGACGGCACTATTCAAATTGAACGTGTTTCTCCGTTTGATGCTTTCATAGATCCGGAATGTAAAAAGGACGATTTAAGCGATGCGCAATATGTTGGCCGGTATAGCTGGGAAAGTGCTGCTAAATTAAAGCAGATTTATCCGGAAAAGGTTGACGAAATCAACGCATTAAAAAGCCGATATGATGAAACCGAACAGGAAGCCGGCGTTATTGAAACGGTAGACGGCGAAGCGTTATGGTATAACACGAATTACAATAAAATCCGTGTAGTGCAGTATTGGTATAAAGAATACGGCAAAAAGAACGTATACATGACAAAAGAGGGGTTAATTGATGAAGCTAACCCGTTATTCGTTGTATTAATGGCTACTGGTAAGAAACCTACAAGTATTCCAGATACTAAAATCAGATACGCAACGTTCGCCGATAGTGTTCTATTGGAAGAAGGCGAAAGCCCTTATAAGCATGGTAAATTCCCGTTAGTGCGTGAATATTGTTACTATACCGGCGAATTGGTAGATGATGAACTGGAACCAGCTGGCGTAGTGCGTGATATTAAAGATGCACAAAGGGAATTAAACAAAAACCGAAGCCAACGCATGCACGTTGTAAATCAGCAGTCGTTAGGCGTTAAATTCTGGCAAGGTCAACTAACCGAACAGAATAAGCGCGATATCAAAAACAATAGCACTAAACCGGGCGCGAATATCTGGTTACCGCCGGGCGTATCATTCGTAGACGGCACGCCGGCAATGGATAGCAACATTAATATGGCCCTTGAACAACAATCAAGCAACGATTTCTATTCTATCAGCGGTATCACTCCGGAAAGTTTAAGCGGTAGCGTTGGCAGTATGAGCGGCAAGGCAATCGACTTGCGGCAATCTGTAACGACTGTACAAACTGCCGGCATCTTTGAGCAATCAAAAGAAGCAGAACGCCAAATTGTAAAATTATTATGGGGTGAGAAAAACGCACCGGGTTTAATTCCACAATTCTACAATGAAGCCAAAGCAATGCGCATTATGGGTGACGACGGTCAAAAGGAATTTGTACAGATTGCACCGGGTTTAAATCAACCTATGCAAGAACAAGTTTTAACCGATGCATTTGGACAACCGCAGCGTGATGCGGAAGGTAATCCTATTAAGCAAGTTTTGTATGATCTATCCGCCTTTGATTTTGATATTGTAATTAGCACTAGCCAAGCAAGCGCAACGGCAAGACGTGCTAACCTTTACCAATTATTGGAAGCTAAGAAAAGCGGCGTTGATATTCCTATAGATATTATCCTTGATTTCATGGATTTCCCAGAAAAAGAAACGGTTAAGAAACGCATGCAAGAAGCGGCAGAAAAACCAGCGTTACCAGAATTGCGTGTAAGTGGTTCGCTTGATGATATGCCAGCGGAAGCATTGAGTATGTATTTACAAACGCTGGGCGTACAGATTTCACCACAACAGATTATGGCTGAGCGGTTAGCCTTGAAAGGTAAACAACCAAACATTCAAAATACACCGCAAATTATGCCGCCTATGAACGATTTAGGCACTATGTAATATAAACTATCAACACAATAATAAACGCTCCGTAATGGGGCGTTTTTTATATTATTTTCGCCCTAAGTAACGGCGTTAAAAGGCTTGCTTATACATTATCGCCCGGCAACGGCGTTAAACTGCCATATTTCTTTATTCGTCCGGCAATGACGTTAAAAGGC